GTAACTCTTTGTAATTCCATATATTAACATCACTCTTAATGTCGTAAATCGTATTATATGGATTCTCTATTTCGGTCATCGAGTGCTTAATAAACTTTCGCATACTGTTTGCATCAAAACCACATTCAATATCTGTGTCATACATTTGACCAACTTCTTCTATTAAATCCCTTCTTATACATCTCCCTGCTCCAATCATTACTGTATAATCAAAACATTTAGCCACCTTCTCAACACTATCTATAAACGTTAATCTAGTACTACCAAAAAATTTTAAATTCTTTTCAAAATAAGGCTTGTATATGTCAAATAATTTCTTAGTTATTATATCATCACTCCCTAAATTCATTAAATAATCATACTTATATCTTAACGATTCTTTAACTCCTATATTCATTTTAACTCCTAGATTATCATTAGGGGCTTCAACATACTTAAAACCATACTCAACGGCTGCTACTTTAGCCCATTGCTCACTCACTACACAAAGAACATCTAAATTAATATCTTTCTTTAACTCTCTTAGATTCTCTAAACAAAGCCTAGTTATCTTTTCCCTTTTCCATATAGGTAATAATATGAGTATCTTTTTATCCAAAATGATTAACCCTATAAAATCCTAATATATCTCTTACTTGTTTTGGCATTGGTATTTGATTAACAAAACCACCAACAGGAACAACAACACTCTCTCTATTTTCATAAAAATTACTAATCATCAAATAGATAGCTTGTTTAATGTCTTGTGGTACTGAAACAGCTAGCCCATAACCACATACATAAGTTATCTTAATAGGGTTAATAGTGCTTGTGCTTATTGAAGGGAATCCAGCACTTACACCCTCATATATTGTAGCTGTATCACTTAATAAATCTACCTGATAGTTTGCTGTTGCTAATGTTTGTTCTACTTCTGCTAAATCTATATAAGTTATACTTGAAACGCTTTGAACTTTATTAACTGCTAAATCTATATAAGCCCCAAAACTATTCTCATTTTGTTGCCACGTCTGAGTAATAAATACTCTATTACAGTATTTTTCACACAACTTCCTAGAAGCTGTTATTAAACCATTTATATAAGCATCATCGAAAGACTCACCCTCATTTCTTAAATGTGATCTGACTTCTGCTAATGTAACTGGCTCAACTGATGGCTCAACAGTAATATTATAACTCATTTTATTTCTTTTTAGATGCTTTATTTAGCCTCTCATTTTCTTTCTTTAGGTTTTTTATCACTTCATTAAGTTCTAACACTTCATCAGAATCTACAAAGTAATTCGCAGTTCCTTGTGCCACTAATCTAGCAGCTTTATCTTTTGGAAATGATACTATTTCACCATCACCATAAGATTCATTAACCCCAGCCATTGCCTCGTTTAATTTTACTTTTACTAATTCCATCTTTTTATATTTTATTGGTTATTAAAAAAAATAGCCACCACATAAGCGGTGGCTATTTCCTAAACTAAAAACTAAACTATTAATTATGTAACGATTTGTCTCATATATTTAACTGCTGCTGTATCCATTAATCTAGAGTCAGTTCTCATAAATCCAATGAATACTACTTGGTCAGTTTCCATGTAAACCTCATTAGAACGCTTAATAGCCATTCCAGCTACATCTCTAATGATAAATTTACTAAAGTCTCCATATAACCAAGAACGTGTATTATCAGCCATATCATCTAAATCTTGATTGATAGTGTATTTTTGTCCGTCAATAGTTGCTGGAGCAGAACCTATAATACCTGCTTGCCAAATTGATTGGTTAGCTGTTGTCATAGACAATTTTTTAATAACACCTAAAGAGTTATCATTCATCATCCAAGAAGCGTTAGCTCTATATGCTGGGTCAACTGAATGTTTAAGGTCTAACAACTCACTAAAAGTAGTAGTAGTAGATGCAGCAGAAAGTTTACCTTGTGTTGCTCCATTAATAATACCTTGTGGCTGAGATGATCCTGTACCTTTTCCACCTGTTCCTGTGTAATACTCATTAGTACCTCTTGCTAACCTTTCAGTTAATTCTCCTCTTACAAATTCTTCAATGTTAAATGCTGAATCTTGCATTAATTCATTAGGAACAATTACTGAGTTAGAACTAAATTTATAAGCGTTTAATTGCTTAGTACCTAAAGTAAAAGCTCCTTCACTTGCTTTAGTGTTAATGCTAATTAAAACACCTTTATTTGCCGTTCCATTGTTAGTAGGATAATCAATATTATTACCAGTTGAAGTATTTAAAATTTTAGACACTTCTCTCATTCCACCATAAGCAGCTAAAGAAGTAATTATTTCATTACTCAAATCAGTTGGGATAAAATAACCACCACCAGTAGTTGTAACTGTTTGTGCTCTAGCTACAGAAGTTAAAAGGTTTTTTTCTTCTTTGTTTAATCCTTCATTACCATATTTCAAATAATTAGAATAAGCTCTTTTGTACTCATCCTTTTTATCTTGAACTTGGTCAACGTCAAGATTGGCTCTTTCTGCTACTTCTTCAACTTTTTCTACTTCTTGTGAAGTTCTAGCGTTTAGGCCATTTAAGTCAGCTATTCTTTTTTCTAGTGTAGTGTCTCTAGAAGCTAAATCATCAAACTTTCTTTCTTCTTCAGTAGTCCATTCTTTACCTTCTTCGGAAACTATCTTACCTAGTCTCTCCATTTCGTCATTGATTTGACCTCTTTCGTCAATCAACTTTTTTGTATTGTGTTTCATTTTATTTGTTTTTGTGTGAGGCTTCTTTACCTCATTATTAATAATTGTGTACTAGGCATCTTCACCTAGTGATTTAATGTTTACTCATTTTTTTATTTATCTTCAAAGATAATAATTTTAATCTTTGTTCTTTTAGTTTTTCTGATTTAATTTCTTTTGGCACTATAACATCTTCTATTTCTAATCCCCTAAATGAATCATCTACCTCTATTTCAGATACATTTTCCTTAGAACGACCTATACCTATTGTAGCATCAGCAGGAACTCCAACAACACTAATCTCAAAAGGCATCCAATCCATACTTCTATATATAGGGTCTTCACCTTCATTTTCTTCTTCTAATGTTAAGTTTCTTACTTGATAACCAAAAGATATATTAGAACGAATACCATCTACAATATCTTGCCATACTTCTGCACCTCTACCAACTTGACTAAATTTAACTTTAGCCATCCCTTTACCGTCTTTTATTTTTGCTCCTAATACAACTCCTATCTGTCCTCCTTGATGGTCTTCTAATACTGCTGCCTTATTATTCAGTCTTGATAAGTCAACACTAGATGCTTTATGGTCTAATATCTCAGTACCAAAATATCTAGATACTGGTTCTTCACTTGAAAAAGACAACTCAACTGTTCTTTCTTCTTTATCTATATTACCGCTTCTTATATCTAATGTACGGTATTGAGTTTCTATATTTACTTTTTTCATAATACTATGTTTTTTGTACTGGTTCTTCTGGCTTATCTTCTTTAGGCTGCTCTTTAGGTTGGTTTGTACCATCAACTATTGGTGCTGTATTCGTTTGCATCCAAGTTGAATCTAAACCATCTTTAGGCTCTAATCCTTCCATCATTCTAGCCTCGTTTAATGTTATAAAGCCGTTTTGTATTCCTATCTTATGTGCCTCATATCTTGTTTTAATATCACCTCTTAACAATCCTTCTAAATTAAATTTAACATATACCTTACCTTGCTCTTGAACTCTAAACAACTTTCTATCTATCTCTTGCTCTATATTTTTAACGAGTGGTAAAATAGAATGTTTCACTAAGTTTAAATCTTGTGCATCTATATTTGTATATGTTGCGTGTGAAAGGTCTTGAATCATATGAGGTGGTAATTTCATCCATCTTGCTTGATCTTCTATACTAAATCTTTTTGTTTCTAAAAATTGTGCTGCATCTTGTGGTATTGATAATTGAGTGTATTTTAATCCTTGCTCTAATATAGCAGTCTTATTACTATTGTTTACTCCACTATGTACTTTATCCCAAGAACTCTTTATGTTTTTATAACTGTTCTTATCTAATACTACATCAGTAGAAAGTACTCCACTAGGGTTAGCACCATTCTCATAAAATTTATTCCCGAATATTTCAGTAGCTTTAGCACCACCTAAACAATCAGCAGCATAATCTAAAACACTTTTACCTACTACATTATTCCCTAAACCTCTAAAATGTAGCATAGATGATTGGTCTATTTTCATCTTAGTACCATCGTCTAATTGTATATAATACATTAAAGCACCTTTCTCTATCTTTATATCAATTACATTACTAGGATGAATAGGCATTATTGCTTTAGGTCTATACGCACCACCTTTTTCCCACTCTATAACATTATATGAGTTACCCCAAAGTAATATATAAGGAACTATAATACTTCTCCAAGTGTAAGAAGTCATTAAAAAATTAGGTTGTATTGAAAGTAATTTATAGTTAGGATGGTTAAAATCTTTTTTCTTACCTCCTCTTGATTCGTTTACTATATCTATTGGTAAACAACTAATTGAATCAGCATAAACCCTTACGCCTGCATATATGCCACTTAATGACATTGCATTTTCTTGGTTAATTACTACTCCAGAAGATGAACGGTTAGGTGAAAATACATCCCAATTCCCACTAAGGAAGTCGCTAGAATAATCTCTTAAAGACTTAATTGGGTTACTTCCTATTTCAATGTTGGTAAAAGGTATTCTCATATGTGCTATATTCAAAATATAGTTAAACCACAAAGATAAATAAAATTATTTAAAATAATCATTTAATATACTTGTTTCTTTTTCACAATTATTTACTCTTTCTTCATAGATAGTATTTTTAACGTGCTGGTACTTAAAATAACCCTCTTTATGGCTTAAACATATTATAGGTATGTCTCTTTTTTTAGCATAGCAACTTATTAATACGTCTGCCATTTTTGGATATACTAAAATATCTACTGGTACTTCAAAATAATCTGAATGCCAACTCATACAACCACTACCACCAATATCTACTACAACATCTTCTTCTACATCATTTAAACATCTATATTTCTTAATAGGTGATTTGTGATAATTGACAATAGGAAAAGAATCATAACATCTTCCGTGATAAGTGTACAATGATTTTGTAGTCATTCTTTTAATAGTGTCTTGAATATAGTTTTCATCAACTATTAAATCATCATCAAGAAAAAATTGATAGCCTTTTGATGGGAATAAATACCTACCTGCATCTGCTAAAGAATTATCACTATAAATTACATTAACCTTTTTATGTTCGTATGGATTATGCTTGTAATTATTTAAACAAATGTTAACTTGATCTACTTGGTCTATAACACTATTAATACTTTTTACTAACTCCTTTTCTCTTGAAGGAATTGAAGCATATGATACTGTTATTTTATCCATTGATTAAATATGTTTTCCTTCCAAAGTTCCCAGTACAATCATCATTAGAGTTATCAATTATTAACTCTACTTTACAATCTTGTTCTTTAAAAAAGTCTAGTTGTGGTTTCCCTTCTGTATCGTTGTTTGTTTCTAGTATTAATTTAGCTCCAGTATCTAAGCATTGTTGGTATAATCCTTTCCAACTCTTAACCCAACTCCCAATACTTAGTATAAATATAATATCGGGATTAGAGTTTAAATATGGGGTGTTTATTTTATCAAAGTCAGCAG